TTATGATTCAAGTAGACTAATATACTCTCTTAACAGATCAGCGTAAGTCCGTATTTGCAAACCAATTGTGTCGATTGACTCATCTTTGTTGTTTTGCCGCATCTCGATTATTCCATTCAAAATCTCAGGATTTATTTTTTTGTCTTCCAAATACTTCTCGATGTGAATTCTTACTCTCTTTCCATTATTCATATAATACCCTTCGGGAAGTTTACTATGTTCAAGTTGTGTAATCAAAGCGAAGCAAGCTGGCTCCCTTAAGTCAATTTCAAATTCAACTGCTTTTTCATTTTTTAAGGAGAGATAACTTAAAGTGTAATGGAAAGAGTCCTCATGCTCAACTATGCGATCATATCCAAATTCTTTAATGAAATTGGTTTCGGCAAATAGCAATTCCTTTATCTCTTTGAGATTTGTTCCAGTTTCCATTTGCTTCGTCGTCAAATCCTTGGTTCCTCCAAAAGTTAATCTGGTAAAGTAATTCTTTTATATTCTGAGGACATGGGTCTGCAAAAAAAGAACACAAAATATGTGCTCTCAATTACCTAGTATTCTTCTAGATCCTCTAATCCCAAACTCCATAAATCCCCCAATTTCAGTATTCTTGATATCATTGTAATTGCTTTTCACCCCTAAGGCAACTACCAAAATCACCCCCAGCGACATTGTGAAAAAATTAATTACGTCATTTTGTCGTCAAAAAAGAAAAAGACCCCTGAAAACGTTGAAATTTCAAGGGTTTTTTGGCGGAGGACATGGGACTCGAATGTGGTGGCTAGGTTGTGTTGCCTTATGTTTACTAGGGCAGAAGTGGCATTTACCGCCATTCTTGCTGTCATTTCCGGCTCCCGATTATGCCCTGTTATGCTGGGTTATGACGGGGTTTTACGTCATTTTTTACGTCATTTTTACAATCGGATAATTTAACACCGTGCGTTTATCAGCCTATGAGGTTTGATTAGCAACCCCCAAGGTCGCGTAAGCTTGCTCTAGAATTAATGCATTAATTTCATCCACAATCGACTTAATAATTCTCTCTTCATCTTTGTATCCCTTGAGTGCTGCGATTACTTCAGCCGTTGATAATAAGTATTCGGTTGCCTTCAAGATTATTATCGAAACGTCCTCCATTTTTGGTTCGAAGTTGTACCGCATTTTTTCGTCTTCTTTACTGTAGTTTTCTCTAAGAATCGATTTGATTCCCGTGTGTGCTCTCTCGCAAGCACTGGAGTATAAAAAATTATAGTCTGACTCCATATTGGCAATTTTGGCAAGTTGGTATATGGATAGATCTTTTGAAGTACCCGTATAATCAGTACTCATCGGTTGTGCAAATCTTGAGACAAAATAATCTGCAATGTCGCTGTCCTCAATGTCTCGTTTGACCATAGCCTCTAAGTACTTGCTGCTTCTATTGGCAACATTTAAGTTGCTTGCAAATATTTTCTCAAAACACAGTGGATCACACTGAATAGCACGGATAAGAAATGTTTTTTCCAAAAGAGTTCTTAGTGTTACGATGGAATCGTTCTGATATCCTCGCGTTGCGAGCGTTATTAGAGCCTGCCACGTTGTTATCGCGGTATTGAATATTCCTAAGCAGTACAACTCCCCAAAATCCTTAGAATCGTCAGCTGAAAGTTTCATAATTAAATCGTCCAACTGTTCAGTGACTCGATTGATCAGTTCGACTTCAGTTTCTAGAGTTCCAAGCAACTCATCCCTCATAACGCATGATCGTTCATCATCAATGCAATTATATAAAAATTTGAACATATCCCCTACTCCTCAAATTCGAATTCGACCCGTGCACCGTGGTATATTTTGTTTACCGTTAAAAAACATGATACCCTAACTTAATCTACACTCGTCGCCATGCTCTTACCACACTTGCCGCATTTTCCGTAAAGAGCGATTCCCTCTTCATCGCCTTGCATTACATAGTCGGTAATAATCGTAGCGCCTCAATCAATGCAGAAGGCTTTCGTAATAATTTTATGCCTGACCTTTTCCGGAATTGCCTCCCAGTATTTTTTAGCTGCCTTTTCGGCTTTTGGATCCGGACGATCAATCACGAGGTCATATAGTGCCCTCCGCATTCTTATCTCTTCCTGGGTTTCAGCCAGCTGTCTTTTCTTTTCTATTAGATCCGCTTCTTGGGCCAAAAGTTTTTCTTCTTGATCTGCCAGATAATCAGCCAACCATTTTCCAACTGTCCCAGGAGGCTCCCCTACCATCTCAGCTGCAGCAGAAACACTCATACCGTCTTCAAGGATGAGTTTGATGGCAAGGTATTTTTTATGTGATTGCCTTTTTTCATCTACATCGCCTCTAGATTTTAGGTTCAAAATAGGGAATTTTGTATGTCAGTTACATTGTTTATTTCATAAAATCCAAATTTATTCTGTCGGTCAAACCTGATAACTATGCTGAAATTACAATACGGTTTTTTTGTCTTTTCCATTTTATTAAATCTATGCGCCTCCGAATTCGAAATCTTTTTTTTATCCATGAATAATACTCTTTACCAACGGTGTCACGAACAAACACATATCGTGTCACTATATCAATATCATATAAACCATTTGGTCTAGCACAGCAGAATTTTGCTGTATCTCCAGCATTTATTCTAAACTGCTGTAACTTAACTTCGGATTTGGTTCGAGTTAAGCCTGATATCTCTACGAGGTATAGCTGAAATAGTGTATTTTTTTGCTGAATACCACAATAATTTATCGTTACTGAACATTCTCCATAATTATGAACCTCAATCCATAGGTCCTGGTAATATTTCAAACCTTTCCCATCGTCTACCGTATCAGTTACTTCAACTTTTATTCTACTGCGCCTTCTTGACAAGTACAGTGACATTAAGACTGCGCTAAAAGTTGCAAGTGCGGCAACACATTGTATTATTAAAGTTAACAGTTCATATTTTTGAATAACAATTATTTCAAACATAGTTCATCCTCCATTTCTGTTGCATTAATCTCTGTTCCCTCAATTTGTTTACAAGCGTCGCGGGGAATAAATAGTTTATATAGTTAAAGAGGCTGTCAACTGGGCAAAATCTAATAATACATCTCAATATAACTTAATAACTAAATAACTTAATATTTTTTTCTCGAGCAATTATTCTTCCACGTCTCGAGTGTTTGCCCAACTTTTATCTAACTGCTCCTGCACATAAGTGTTATTCAACCAAAAACACTGCTTAGGCATTGTTCGGCCATCTGGTAGCTCCAATCTATCGTCTAAATCCTTTGCATGAGGTCTTACGTGTGAAACTCGGTTTTCACTTGCCTTTGGCAGATTATTAAGTGTCCTTTTCCCTGACTGTCTAAATTGAACGCCTTCGCGTAACACTCTAACCGTTCGTTCCCACATTTCTTTGACCTCTTCCAAGTCTGATTCAGGCATGTTCCAAAATATCACATCATCGAATACAAGTGTTTTGTCGGCTTGGAACCTAAACACGACAAATAAAAACTTCGTCTGTTCAAGCATGCATTTTAATTCACTAGTATCCCATTGCTCATTGATTAATTTTTCGAAATTGAATGCCGGGAATGACATGCTTTCAGTTATTGAGCCGTCGGTATTTATTCGTATAGTTTTGGGGACGATATTAGCTTTTTGAAATTCTTCAGACTTTGAGATTTTTTCATGCAAGCCAAATATTCTCGTTAAAATAAGCTCATTTATATTCTTAGCTGTTGTTTTGAGGTTGAATTCCTCAACAAGTGAGGCTTGTGTCCTTCCTAAGTATGGTTTTATTTTCATCATTATATAATCTTCAAAACTGCTTCCTATAAGGATTGTAGGATCTTTGATAATATGCTCGTCCTCAATGTCTCCAAATATGTAATTATTTAGTACATAAGTCATATATGATTGCTTTAGTGAATATGCCCGTTGTTTCGCAGGCTGGTCAGAAAAGGGTTGCTGGCGCAAAGTTTCAGACGTAGCGCCTTTGGTACATGCGCCCAGATAGAGAGTATCTCCTTCCGAGATTTCATGGGCTTTTCCATCTTTTATTTTGGACATGATTTGTATCCAGTCATTTTCAATGATTGCTAAGTCCTCAGCCGGAAATTGAAACAGTGTAGCCTTTTCGATTGTAAAATCACCCTTTTCGACTCCTTCTTTATGTTCGTATGACATTAGCAGCATCGTATTGCACTTTTTCCAAAAACTGCTTGTTGAAAAAGTCCTTTTATATTCCTCCATGTAATTTATTATATTGCAAACCAGCCTTTCCTTTGCTCTAAGACCTCTTTTTGTCTTTAAGAAAGGGGTTGCTTTTAGTTCAACTCCAGCTTCTGCAAAGTCAGCTTCTGACTCATTATTTATTTTATAATCAAACCAAGATTCTTCGAGTATACTCCCAACAGCTCCTTTCCCGGTTTGAAGGCGGCCTGTTTTGTCTATATCTCGAAGAGGGATTCCAATCGCCTCACGCCCTCTTGAAAACACCTCTTCCTTAGTTTTATATATTCGCTTGCCCAAGTTCTCACTCCTCTTTTGTTAATTTCCAAAGTAGTTGTTGATCTTTTTCGGCTACTGTGGTAAAATACAACTTGATCTTTTGAATCACATTTGATATGATCATAACATAGGAATTCTTGAATCACAATGAATTATCAACTAAACCAAAGGTGGTAAAATTTATGGACAAAACGGTTTGTGAATTATTCGCAGGCGTCGGGGGCTTCCGACTAGGTCTTGAAAACGCTTCTCCGGAATGGGAAACTGTATGGTTCTCGCAATGGGAGCCAGGTAAGACCAACCAATGGGCTCACGACTGCTATGTTTCACATTGGGGCGATATCGATGAAAATACAGGTATCGATATTGCGTCTGTTGATAAGCATATAATTCCTGACCATAATCTTTTAGTTGGCGGATTTCCCTGCCAAGATTATTCAGTAGCGCGACCGCTCCCTGGAAGCAGAGGGATTGAAGGGAAGAAAGGAGTTCTTTGGTGGCAAATAAGAGATATCCTTCAAATCAAAAAAGCGCCTTTTGTTCTGTTGGAAAATGTTGATCGCTTACTTAAATCACCAGCAAGCCAACGCGGTCGTGACTTCTCAGTGATACTCGCTTGTTTTGCAGATTTAGGTTATTCAGTCGAATGGCGTGTCATCAACGCTGCTGATTATGGTGCCGGTCAACGCCGCCGAAGAACCTTTATTTTTGCTTACAGAAACAATACCCGTTATGCAAAGCAACTTTCAAAAGACGCTGAAACAATAATCACAAAAGAAGGTTTTTTTGCGAAATCATGCCCAATTTCAGGCTGTGGTAACGTTAAATCCATTAAAGTTGATTATCATGACATCCCCGAAGTATCGGCTCAGTTTAGCTTCAATTTTGAAAATTCAGGGTATATGAGTCTCGGGGTAATACATACAGCGAAAGTAATACCTTTGCATGAAATCCCCATTCCCCTCAAGGAGCTGCTTGAGGAAGATGTTCCGGAAAAATATTACCTGGGTAGCCAACTTGAAAAGTGGAAATATCTTAAAGGAGCAAAGAAGCTCCAAAGAACAAGTAAGAATGGTCATGAGTACACATTTTCAGAGGGTGGGATTTCTTTCCCGGATTCGCTCGACTTACCTGCCCGTACAATGTTGACTTCAGAGTCTTCATTAAACCGGAGTACCCACGTTATTTGTGATCCTCAAACTCAGAGGCTGCGGTTAATAACGCCGTTGGAGGCAGAGCGCATTCAAGGCTTTGAAGATAACTGGACAAACACAGGTATGCCCGAAAAAACTCGCTACTTTACTATGGGCAACGCCCTTGTGGTACCTATTGTAACTCGTTTGGGTTTAACCCTGAACAAAATTTTCGAACAAGAACATTAGGTGCTTATACTTTTTCGTAGTCGGCTGCCGCAACTCCTTGCTCACTTATCATCCAATAGAAAAAAGGCCTCCGAAGAGGCCCAATCTCATACAAACAGCATCGATACCACAACGCCGCCTACGGCTGCACCCAGGAATGCCATAATCGCGATGATTAGATTCAGTTTCGTGTCTATGACTGCAAACCGGATGTCACCTTTCGCCAGCTCTGTCCGGTGCTTTTTTATTTCCGCCTGAAGTTCCCTTACGGATTCACAGGGACATTGTTTTTCTTCCACCCGCCTCACCTCCTAATCGTCTTTGCTTTGGCTATGGTCTGAGGTCCCACGATACCATCAGACTTCAGACCGTTCTTATGCTGGAATGCTATAGTCTTTTCCTGTGTGTCCGGACCGAAGCTTCCGTCAACTACAACAATCGGCCCATACCAGCAAAGGTATTTCTGCCAGAGCTTGATGTCCGCCATGGTGCCTGTGGTACGGCTTACAGTCGCTTTTGGGTAGGCTCCCATATAAGGGGCAAGAGACAAGATGGCATTTACTTCTGCCGCGATCTTTCTCATGCGCTTATGAAGGTAGGGGCCAGGGCAAAGGGTGGCTGCAAACATCCAGTGCTCCGTCAGGTTCCCCCTGGAATCTCCGGTATAAGTCAGCTTCTTGATTCCATTCCTCTTGCAGATGTCTACACATAGCCGAATCAGGGCGTTGTAAGCTTTTACGGAGACGGGCCAGTCTCCACCTACTTCTGAGTTTGAGACCTCAATGGTGATTGCCCTGTGGTCGTTTTCTCTTGAGGAAGAGGTCCAGGCCCTGTCTTTTTCTTCTACAAACATCCCAACCAGTCCGTACTTGTTTATTCCATAGTTGGACGATGCACGGCGAAGTGGATTCGCAAAGATTCGGCCCAGGGTGGTAAGGCCAAGCACACCGGCGGTGTGGTGGATTGTGATCCTATCAATGGAGTGGTTTCTGGGGGAAGTCCTGTTTGGCGAGACCCTTTTGTAAAGCACAAGTTTTGAATTACTCATCATCTTCCACCCCGTCACTCAGCTCTTTCTCCTCTTCAAGGTTACTATCTCTCCACCCGCCGGTTGACGGATCCACCAGAATGCCAATCAGGGTCATAATCATGGGGATGACAAGGGCCGGGTTTTTCAGGGACTCCAAAATCGCCCAACCAAGCCCACTCCATGAAGTGAAGTTCTCGATGGAGATGCCAAGGGCTAGCCCAATGGCGCCTAAGATGCCTGTCCAAAAGTAGATGTTTTTGATTCTTGCTTTCATGTTCATAATAACTTCCTTTCTTTAAAAAAAGAGCCTGCTGGCCCAACCGCTAAATGAGATATGTGACGCCTATATTCAGCACCGTTCCGCCATTTCTGGTTGCCGAGATATAAACCCCGCCCGACTGATCAATGTAACCTGTCATGATATCGCCCCCGGATGCATTGGTAAATCCCACGATGATAGCCGGCCATAGCGTCGAGTCCAGGATGGTGCAAATCAGGTCATTGGTGATATTGCCGACGCCTAGCGCCACGTCTCTTGTAACGTTTATGTAGAAACTGACCATGGGCCCGAACCGATCAATTCTAAGGGTGGACACCGTCCAGTTCGCATCAATGGTTATGTAGTCGTCGATGACGGAAAGGGTGCTGCTGTTTACCACGTTTGTGGCCGAGTAGTTGGTTCTCAGCTTGAAAAAAGCAAACAGGGAATCTATGGTCAATTTCTTTGGGACCGTAAGCTCAGATTCGTCTGAAACAAGCAGCGTATCGGTGCCGACAAGAGTTGAGCTTGTAAGGGATCCAAAGCCGCCGATCAAAGTCCCCGCGTTTGCTACATCGATCTGTTCAACCCAGGCACCCCAGGAACCGTTGTTGCAGTTTCTTACAAACACTCTGTTCTGGTGGGTCGTCCCATACCCATAGGCAATTTGCTTGGCGTATTTGTTTGGTGAAATCGCGTAGAATATTGTGTTGACGTACCAGTAGATTCCGCTTCCCACTATGGGATAGTTGGCGCTTCCGTTTCCGCCCAGGTGCCATTCATCGGTAATGGTGTTGCAGTCTCCGGTTGCGGTGTTGTAGTAGGTAACGAGCCGGTTTTTGACAACGATTCCGTTGTTGGCCTGCACTGGCAAAGCGCTCTCCATCAGATTTGGTGTTTCCGCGACCTTTCCGATTGCCATGCCGGTACCTCCAGCCAGAAAATCCATAAGGACAGCTGCTGTTGTCACCGTTGCAGTTTTGGTTGTGGTTCCAACCTTGTCTGTTACGGTCGCCTTGACCTGCCAGGTATAGGAGGACGAAGCGGCCCGTATGTAGGAGTTGTCTACGATGTAGGTGGTGAGCCCTGAAACATCAATCGTCGTCCACGTCGGATCGCTGGTTTTTTTGTATTGCAGCGAGTAGACTTTGCTGTTGTCATTGTTGACGCTTGGAATGGAGGCCTGGATGCGCGCCTTTAAGTACTCCCCGTTAGGATTGGGGATCCCTGCCGCGTCGCAACGTTCTCCTGTTACCGTAAGGGTTGGTGCCGTATAAGCGTAGACCGTTATAGCCTGTGAGTAGGCTGCAGACCATCTGCCCCTGCTGTCCTTTACCTTAAAGACAACATATATCGTTCCGCTAATGGCAAGCAGCCCGGATATGAAGGTGGCGCCCACATAGGGCGTTCCAAGAGCTCCCAGGTCGTTAGTCACATACCAGTCATATTCCGAGATTGTGGCGCCGTACTGGTTTGTTATGCTGGCGCCGGTTCCCTGCACTTTGCTTATCCCCTGGGCGAAGATCCCGGCAGAAAAGACGTCTGCTACCTTGCTTATGGTGATGCTGTTTACCACCGGTACGACCGTGGATGGCACGGTGATTGTAAACGGAGCGTCCACATATCCAAGACTTGTGGATCCAGAAAAGGTTTCCACCCTGCAGTTCGCCACCGCCTGAATATCGGTCGTGATCTGGTTTAACCAGGAAAGCGGGATAGTAAAGGCCTGGGACGTCGCAACTCCTGTATACTGCTGGCTCGCCGTACCCAAAGAGAACGTGACCTTATGGGTGAAGGACGAATCCGCCCTTGCGATACCCACCGTGACTGCGTTTGTTCCGTTGCAAGAGACCGGGGAAGTGATTGAACTTACCGTGGACTTTCTAGCGATTGTAGGAAGCACCACCGACTGTGTCTGGTTATAGACGCCGGCTCCGACATTGGTGTCGCAATATCCTTGGACTGAGATGGTCTTTTTCCCATCGGTTCCGTGATAGACCACGACATTAAGCGCCTGCATGACGTTGTACCAGGTGCCGATCACATAAGACCTGAAGTCTATGGAGTCCCCCGTCACCTTGGATGTGCCGTCTAGCTTTATGTACTCCACCGCCCCGCCATTATTATAGGAGGAGGACGACACGTCTTTTCGGACCTGAAAGATGAGGTTCACCACAGAATAGTTTCCGGCGACGTTTTGAGACTCTACCTCAACTCCGATACGACCGCTATGCCAGCCTCCGGAAAACTCCGCCGTTTTATAATACGTATAAGCCATCATTTACCCCCGATACATAAGCGACATGTTGCCGTTGTCCCGTTTCGCCCAGACGAAGTTGCCGAACTTAAGCTCCTGGACGATCTCGCCGTTTTCTATATATAGCTTCGAATCCCCGGGGTTACCTGTCGCGTTTGAGATATAGGCGACCCTAGTCTCCATGCCGTTTAGGGATTCCCAAAAGGAAAGCTCCGTGTTTGAAAGGCGCATCTTTAGATCCGAATCGGTTTCGCCGACCTCTATGACCCCGTTTTCGTACCGGATATACCGCTCCCTTCCCGTTACTTCCTGGTTCAACCCGTTTTCGGTTCCTGTGATGGCTGCGATGAGGTCGTTGATGGTGAATGTGACGTCTTTTCTATCCTTCTTGGTCTTGTCCGTCATGGTCAGGACCTTTTCTCCCAGGGTTATTTTTGTGTTCGCCGGGTTTGTGATGTCTATTTCCATCTTAGAAAGGAGGTAATCCTCGGATATGGCGTGGTAGGGCGAGTTGACGGTGATGTATTCGCAAAAGCCAAAGGAGTCTATGTCAGGGCTTGTAAGAGCCAAATCCACCGCAGTTATTTGTAGCGTTCCCGCCATCTTCACCTTGCCGTCCAAATAGGCCTGTCCTTTTGCTAAAAGCGCCGAAGGAGTCGATATGTCATCCCAGGTGGTTTCGTTTATGGGCGCGAACCTAATGCCCAGCTCGTTTACCTTGTCCGCATCGAAGATATAGTCAACGCCTATAAGGCTTTTAACATCGAGCCTCTCCTCCAGCGTGTTTCCTTCCGAATCGATGAGCTTCCCCCCAAGAGGAATACAGGCGGTGTAGGTGTTTTGCGCCGATACATCCTGAGAGAGATCCAGCATATTTTTGCCAAGGGTGATGGTCTGGCTGGCAGCCGTCTCAAAATCCGAAAGCCAGTCGATGTAGTCCCCGTCGCTCTCGTACCGGATCCGAAGATACCCACCGAAGGAAGTTATCAGCTCCTGGATCTTGGAATAGGTCGATTCATAGGCTTGCGCCTTCAGATAGGCATCCCCTGTGACGGTTACAGTCCCTGCCATGAGCTTTTGAACGTCCGTGACCTGGGCGTTATGGGAGCTGATGATTGCGGAAAACACCTGGGCGGCGGTGCCGTCAAAGACTGCCGGCCTGATCAGGGTATCCTCAAAAACCTTCAGCTTTCCCTCGCAGTAGACCTCCGCCAGATTTCCAATATCAAGGGCGGTGTCCACGATTCTTCCCTTCCAATAAGGGACTCCGTTTTTGAGCACCTTTATGACCGGCTTTAGTTTTGTCAACGTCCCGATATTGGGATGGTCCGGAAGCGCGGTGAACTTGAGACTTCCCGGGGTGTTCACTTCCATGGAAAGCACCACATCAAGGAGCCTGTAATCGTCCATCTCGCTATGGAGCAGATAGTCGTCGCAAAATATGGTGTACATCAAAGGGCCCCTTCCTGCCAATCAAAGGTAATGGTTCCTGTACCGGTAAGCGTCAGCTCGTTGGCCCCGGCATAAAGCGGTATTGTAGTAGCAAAGTCCGTGACGACGCCGTAGGAATAGGTCGCACCATCCTTTGTGATGTCAAAAGGCGCAGTGGTTGTGATTTTTGGATAGGCGGTCTTTCGAAGGTTGTTTAGGGTCACCGACTTAGATGTGCTCACTGCTTCTATCTGCCTTGTCACTTCGTTTTTGTATTTATATGCGTCGCAGATCGCTTCCACCCCGATCTCGCCGATAGCACCCAGCTTCTGATAGCTCACGCTCGCCCTGCCCAGGTAATAATAGAGGGGGTCCTTGTCGAACTGAATTTTCACCTTGCTTCCATGGATCATGTTGGCTACGGTGGTCGATAAAATCTCGAGCTCGGCGGTCGTCATGACTCCTTGCAGGCTCATTTTGACCCGCCTTGCGCTGTAGCGTATTTCCCCTGAAGCCTCGGAGAGATCCAAAGCGCCGTCGCCGAAAGGAATGTCCACATAGATGGTCTTTGGGGCCGGCTTTTCAATGCTGAAAGACGATAGATAAAGGCCAAGGCTGGATATGGGAAAGCCGTCGAAACTTACAGTGTCCATCTATTTTCTCCTTTCAAGCCTAGCAAACTCTTCATTAAGGTCCGGTGCCAATGCGCCCACAAGCTGCCTTTTATATAGCACCGCACCGGTTCCCGTTCTTTTTAATATCTGTTTTAGAAGCTCTATTATTTCCTCGGAGCCGTCATGTGGCAAAGTCCTGCCCCTGCCACTGTTTGCGTACGGGTTTTCGCTTCTTGGTACGATCATCTCCCCTTTATGGGCGTAGATCAGCATGTCGGCTGGCAAATATCTTGTGCCCACTTCCATCCTTGGAATATCAAGCTCCTTTAGCTTTGGAATCTCCACCCCAGGGATCTTGTTGATGAGAGAAATCGCGAAGTTGATGCTTCTTATGAAGCCGTTGATGGTCCGCTCCGCAAAGCCGATGATGGCGTTTACCACCGCTTTGAACGCCCCGCCTATGCCCTCACCTATGGCTGTGCCGATCTTTTTAAAGATAGAGGTGATGGTGTTCCACACGCCGGTAAAAAAAGAGCCGACAGCGGAAAACACGCTTTTGATCTTCTTCCAGGCGCCCTCGAATATGTCTCCGAACCACTTGGCCACCGGCTCAAAAACCTTCTCGACCTTCTTCCATGCTTCGGTTAAGACCTTGGTAACTTCCTTCCAGTGGGTGGCAATTAGCACCACCGCAGCTATAAGCGCGCCGATTAATACAATCACAATGCCAATCGGATTGGCAGTAAGAGCGGCGTTGAAAAGCCACTGTGCCGCTGTGGCAACACCTGTGGCGGCGGCAGCCACACCATGGGCGACCGCGCCTGCAGCAAGGGCGATGTTATGCCCGATCAGGGCTCCGGAAGCAAGAAGGGTCGCAGCAGCCTTCCCACCGGTTGCGGCGGATAGTGCCGTTGTCGCCGCCGTAAGACCACCGTTTGCCAGGGCGCTTGCAATGAGGACCACGTTTTGCGCTTCCTGTACTGCGGTTGAGATAAGGGTCGCAGCCTTCCAGGTGAAAAGGACTCCCACTAGGCCAAGGGCCACATTTTTGATTGTTCCAATATGGTCATATAAGAACGCCAAAACCGGTATGACGTAGGTGCTTATTACTTTAGAGATCCCGTCAAATGCCTTGGTGACTTTTTCTTGGATTTCTGGCATATTCCCCGACACCCACTCCATGAACTTTGAAAGGTACGGCATCAGGCTGGCGACCAAAGTTTCAGAAACCGCGCCGAATGCGTTTTTTAAGATTTCAAGTTTTCCGGAAAGGGTCTGCCCAGCAGCAACCGCAGATCCGCCGAACTCTTTGTTTAGTTCCGCTAGAATCACCTTCTGCGCGCCGGCAACATCCCCCGCTTCCGCCATCGCTTTCACCTGGGCCTTTTGCTCCTCCGTGAAAACAACGCCCACCTTGGTGAGCTTTGAGATTCCAGCCACTGGATCATTTAGGGCTTTTCCAAGCTGCATGGCCTGCGAGGACACATCCGTGCCAAGGGCCTGCGCCATATCCGTCGCGGCTTTGATGGCGCCTGGGAAGGTTTCTTTTCCGATTCCCGTAAAGGTTAGAAGGATCGCTTCCCCCGCCTGGACGCTTTCAGAAGAGAACTTGGTCATTTTTTCCATGCTGTCGCCTAGGGCGATCAGTTCTTCTTTGGTCATGCCTGCGGCGCTTCCTGTAGAAACAAGCACTGCTTCAAGCTGGGCCGCCGCATTTTCTGCTTCCATGGTTCCCGTAACCCCTGATGTGATGACTGCGGTAAACCCGGATGCGATCGCTGCCCCTGCCGCCTTTGCCGCGTTTTTAAGGCCGTCGAAAGCACGGTTCATCTTATTGTTTATGGTGCCGCTTAGCTCATCGAAGCTCGTGTTTGCCTTTTTAATCGCTTCGCTGTTTGCGCCAAATTGCCTCTCCATCTTGTTAAGGTCTGCGGTTGCACCGTTGAGCTCGGTTTTGAGTCTGCTCACAGCCGTGTTTTGGAGGTCATATTCCCTTTGCGCTTTTTTGACTTCATCGGAGCCTTCCCCAAAGGCGCGCTTCGTTTCATCCAACTTGGATTTAAGGCCCATTAGGGCAGCGTTTTGCTTGTCATATTCTCCGCTAAGAAGGGATACTTTTCCCTTTTGCGCATCGATCTCTTTTCCAAGGACTTTGTTGGTTGCTGTAAGGGCGGCTGCAGACTTGTCGTTTTTGTCGAACTGACTCGCCGCCAGTTTCATTTCCGAGCCCAAAACCTTGAACTCGTCCTTGATGCTCTGAAGCGACCTTTTAAATTCAGCCTCACCGGTGATGCCCACCGATGCGCCTATGTCATAGCCCATGTGATTCCTCCTTACAGCCCGGCCTTCTCCAAGGCCTCCGCCTCATCTTGCCTATCCTTTTCCTCCTGGTAGCGCATAAGGTCCGCGTACCAGTTCATGTCGATTTCCTCGATCTCGGAAAGCTTCCACCCTTCCTTAAGATGGGAAAGGTAAAACTCCCTGATCCATTCCGGCAGTGGTAGGGTCGCACTGCCGCCTACCCGTTTTTTGATTCCAGCTTATCGGCGACTCCGCTCACCACATTTGTAATGCACCCTGTAAGCGCCGGCATGAGATCCGCCGAGTTCAGTCCGTCGTAGACATCGTCCAAGGTGAACTGGTTCCCATACGCTTCCACCAGAAAGCCGACCATATCGTCCAGGTCCTTCGCCTTGATATGCTCTAAATCGATGGCATCCGTCATGGCGATTGCTTTTCGAAACATCCGAGCCTTGACTTCCCCCATCGTATATTCCTTGCCATTCATTTGAAGTGACATGAATCTTTCCTCCTAAAAAATACGCAAGGGATGAAATAAATCACCCCTCACGCTACTAGATTTAAACGGTAAAGCTTATGACTTTGGCGGCAGCAAGCGGCACCCCTGAGGCACTTCTCACATCCTTGGTGCAGATCGCCACATAGGTTCCCGCGCTCATGCTGGCGTTTGGATCCATGGTGACAACCGTGTTTCCGGTGCCAAGGGACAGGGCGCATGCCACAGGCACGTTGGCCTTCATAAGCATGAAGTTGCCGTCGGTCACATCCCTGGGGTTTATGGCCTTGCTGAAAGTGAACACGATGTTTGCTGCAGCGGCCACGCCGGTAGCGGCGTCAAGGGGCGAAGTTGCGACAGTCGGTGCCACAGCGTCAAAAGGCGTCGAGGTCGGAACGGTGTCCAGGTAGGTCGCCAGGGCAGATCCCTTGGTGTCCTCGTCTGCGACTTTCTTCCAGTCCCCGTTCTTGTTGGCGACTGCGGTCCCGGAGATTTTAGGTGTGATGAACTGCGGCTTGTCCTCCTGGGTCTTTCCTTCCTCCGAAATCTCGGAGAACTTGACCTTATAGAGCCACACATACCGGTTCTTGCCGTTTGTCTTGACCCTCTGATATCCGATCGCCACATAGGGCGCCTTGTCACCGGCGTTGTAGTTTAATACCCCTGTTCCCGCATCCAGGGTATGGCCGAGCCAGTCCGCCTGAACCTCAAGGGGCACATCCTGCGCTTCAAATTCCACGCCGATATCCCCAAGCACACTCGCCGATTCAACGACAACATTGTCCGCATAGAGCTTTCCCATCTCCGACTTGGCGTCGCTTTTAAACGAGATCAGAGGCGGGCCGGCCTTGACGGATCCATAGCTTTCGGTATCTTCATCCGTCATGATGGCGTAGACAAGTTTCTTGATTCCTGCGGTGGAACTGTTTACTTGCGTCATTTCTTATCCTCCTATAACTTTTCGATTGATTCTTTTATTATTTGATTCATTTTTCTTATGACTTCCGCCTTGGTGGAACGGATCGCCGGCCTCACAAAGGGTCTTTTTCTTTGCCTTGAGGACCCGCTTTCAAGGACCCTTGCCTTTAGCTGGTTGGGGGTGCCTTTGGGATAGCTTTTGCTCGCCTTCCCGCTGTACCCGTCAAACCCCACATGGGCGTTCCAGTTGCCATCCTTGTCCTTACCGATGGGAGTGACGCCGAAAGACTCTAGCATCTCTCCTGTCGCTTCCTTTGAAAGGACTCCCGTTAAATTGGACTTGATTTGGTCCGCCACGATTTCCGCTCCGGCGAAGATGGCTTTTGCCGCAATCTCTTCCGATTTGGCCTCAAGTTTAGAAAGCAGGATGGCGAAATCCTCCCCTGCCATAACCGCCATTTTTGCCATTAGACCATCTCCCATATCCACTCGTAGTGGATGTACTTCGTGTCCTCCTCCCGCTGGGTGGAGTTTAGCCGGTAGCATATGCCCAGGTTGTCAAGGGCCGCCTGTATCTGTCCGAAGGTCGGATCGTACTCGGTTTTGGTGAAGAAGTCGATGGTTCCTGTAATGACCTGGCATTTCATCTTATTGTCAGCCCAGAACGTTTCTCCTGCGCCGTCCTCCGCCCATACGATATAGCTTCCGGTTTCTCCGGTCGCGTCAAAGTGATGGACCTTGTCCGTGACGGTTAAAAGTGCGGCTTTAAGTTCAGATAATGTCATACGCTTCACCCAGCCTTTCAAGGGAGAGATCTGTTATCTCAAGTCCATCCTCGTTTACGCCATGCTGCACCTGAATGATCTTGTACTGGATCTCATCGATGATGCAGATTTGTGAAGTGTCTATGGCTTTGTCCCGCCAGATCCGAATCACCATCTCCAGGTTCACATCGGTTTTAAGTGCCGCGTAAAATCTTGTGACGCCGACGGTTTTCTCCTCATACCAATAAGAGGAGCCGTATAAGAGCCCCTCCTTTGGCATGTCTCCCAAAGACGCGGTATTTGTGATACCGTAGATTTCCACTTGTCCGTCATCAAACATCCTCTACCACCGCCTTTTGGGAAAACAGCTTGCTATTCAAGCTGGACCGTAGCATCCTTGGCATCTTGTTGTCATCAGACGCCCTTTTTCGATACATCCATGCGGCGTACATGGTGACCAGGCCCTGGTCCTCATAGGAATCGCCAAGGAGTATGCCTTCTCTTGCAATCCTCTCCTTGGCGACCTTTATGAGTTGCAGCAGGTAGTCCTCGTTTTTGCTATGCAGGATTTCTAGATCCTGTTTCAGCATGGAAAGTATTAGTTCATCCTGCACGGCAATCCTCCTTCCTAGGCTTTAGAAGCCACTGAAGCGCTGCCGACTTTGATGGCTCTTCCTGCTGCGTCGAATTCGACCACGGTGATGACCTTGCCGGTCGCAGCTGTGATATCATCCGGTGTTGTAAAGTCCGTGTAGCCGGTCTTGCTGTCGCCGCTTGCAACGGATGCCGCTCTGCCAAGCACCTTGTATCCCAAAGTGGTGCCGGAGCTTTCCGCGCCAGTTACGGTGATGAGGGTATCCCCTGATGCGGTTCCAGCCACAGAGGTGACGCCAAGAGCGCCAAGCTCGGTGTTGGCGTAGTCGGTTTCAAAGGTCTTAGTTGTGGTCGCGCTTGCGTTGTTGATGTTGACGATCACGAAGCCTTCTCCAATGACCGGTGCACCGTCGTATCTGGCCGTTCCCTTATATACCGTCTGATCCTGCAAAAATCTCACATGCTCAGACATGGAAAGGAGGGACCCTTCCCGCTCCGCAAGCAAGTAAAGGGAGCCGAATCCGCCGATGATGTCGTTGTCCGGAATGAAGTCCAGCTCCACGATTTCTCCTCCTTCGATCGGCATGGTGCCCATCTGTCCGGCTACAATGGCGCCTGATGCGTTGAATGTGATGGACTTGGACAAAATGGTCATCCTTGTCTTTCTGTTCATGGCCCAAAAGGTACCGCCGGTCGCAAAGTTAGGCGCCGCAACACCAAGGTTAAGGACCAGGGCAGCAAAGAAGGCCTCCGCCGTCATGCCGCTCGGGTTGATCTTTAAGATATTTGAGGTATGAAGATCCGTCCACGCCGGTGCATTGAGGCCCCAGCTAGAGGGCTTGCTTGTTTGGGCGAGTCTTGTTGCAATGCCAAGGGGCATCTTTGTTCCGGACCCGTAAAGGATCGCCTTGTCGATGGCAAGACCAATGGCCTGACCCAGGGCGTCCAAAATTTCACCGGACAGATTTAGGTCGCTGTCCGCCAGGGTGGAGTTTGGAATGGGAATGAATCCGCCCACCTTGTATCCGTCGACTTCGATCTGGTTGTATACGATCTCAAGCTCGTTTAGGCTTGCGACCGCTTCCATCCAAACGCCCTCGGGCACGGTGCCGGAGATGTTTTGCCTTGCTTTTCCCGTGACGGGCTTCAGCCTGACTTTGGTGATGAGCTTGCTGTAGCGGTACATGTTGTCCCGCAGCAGTTCCAAAACAACTTCAGGAATGCCAAGCTCCGCGCCGGTGACTCCTCTGCTTTGGGAGCCGCCCATCTCTCTTGCCCTTGCCAAAAATTCCTTGACGTCTTCTCTTCCTACAAAAGCATCCCGCTCATCAGGCGACATCCCGAAAAACTTTCTCGTGTTCATACTTTTTTGTTCTCCTCTCTTTTGGGATAAGCTAAATTCCGCACGCTCCGGCTTCGGAACGCTGCGCTCCAGGTCTTCGATTTCGGTTTCAATTCCTTTGATCTCGGTTTCAAGGGCGGTGGCTTTGTCACCTGCTTCCGCCTTCTCCTTTTCAAAATCCGATACGGCGTCTTCCACCGCTTTTTTCTCTTCGTCTGTTTCCGCTTCCTCGATGGATTTTTCAAGCTCAGCTTCCCGGGCTGTAAATCCTTCCAATGCTTTTTTCAGATCGGACAGTTCCTTATTTTTCTCACTGAGCTTTTTTCTCAGCATTAAAACTTTCAGAGCCATTTTTTACCTCCTAATTTTTTTCGCGTGTCTTCACGCCATTTTTGCAGTTCCCGTCTTTTGATTTCCTCGTAGTCCCGCCTTCTCGCTGAAACGGTGGTCTCAGAATAGGCCGGAAATACACAGGGTGAGATTTCCCATAAGGGGTTCACTTTCCGAATGGTCCAGTGGCAAGTGCCGTCACCGTTGTCTCTAAACTCTTCGCTTTCTATGTCAAATCCAAAAGAGCACTGGGTGACGTCCCCGCGCTGGATGCGCGAGTATGCGTTCATGGCGTCACTGTCGCCTCTGTTGATTTTGATTTTTCCATAAAGACCTTTGCTGTCTTCCCTTAGTTCCACTGTGTCCGCGGAGGTCCGCCCAAGCACGATGTTTTGGTCATGATTGTAAAGGGCCCTAACATCCCCCGTAAGGGAATCAGAAAAGGCGCCTGGCGCGATGCTTTCTGTCGCTCCCGGCCACAGCTCGTAGATGGAATCAAAGACCGCGAAATACCCTTCCAGATAAAGGTCCCCTTCGCCGCTGTCCTCGCTTTTTCGTATCTCCATGTTCAGGTTTCGTATTTGAAATTTGTCCCGCTCCATTACTCTCCTCCGTTCTGATTCAGTTTCTTCTGATTGGATATCATCCCGATGGGGATGAAGTTTTCCAGTATGACTAGCTCGTCAAGCCCCGCCATGGGCGGCATTCCAAGCCATCCTCTCGCTTCGTTTCCCGTCATGATTCCCCGTACAAATAGCTCCTGGGCAACGCCTGACAGGTCTTTGATGTCATAGGCATAAAGCGCCCTTGGGTTGAATCTGAAATATAGGTCCGGCGAGATGAGAAGCTTTCTAGTGAGCTCCTGCTCTATTTCCTTTGCGATGGATAAGATGATGGTGTTGATGAAATTGTTGTATTCATCTTTGCTATATTCCCCTGCTCCGACCACAAAGGCCGGAACGCTGAAGATGCCTGCCACCGTCTTTTTATCCAAGGTGACCGCGTCGTTTATGGCAAGGTCCTGTAAAGATAAAGGCGTCACCGACTGGACATCCAGCAGCTCCGCCGGAATCACCCAGGGTTCCCCAGCGGTTTGGGAGGCCACGTACTCTTCCAGAAACTTCGTCCGGCCAGCCTTCCCTGAAAACTCGTCCGCTAGGGCATCCACCCGCACAATCACAGAAGGCTTCCACTTGGATTCCATAAAGCCCTTCTTGGTCGCCGCTGCCTGCTTTAGGTTTTGGACGATGTCCTTTAAGACGACCCTCTTCCCCTGGCCTTGCCAGGGCTTTTCCGGGTCCGGGCTTAGGACGAAGTGTAGAAGGTTCATGGGATTAAAGGATTCAGATCCGTATCTTATAAAGTACGAATCGCCGTTTTCAATAAAGCTGACCCGGGAGGGCTTAAGTGGCACCAGGCTATTTATGAGACCCTTTTCCGTTTTGGGGTAGACGACGCAGTTTCCTTCAAGTAGCAGGGTCTTTACGATCCCATGGATGAAGGTCTTTCTGGTCATGTCCATATTTGGTGAGATGTCTATTTTTTTCGACAGCTCGTTTTGGATCCGTATATCTCCGTTCGCTGTGTTTTTCATCAGGTGGATTGTCATGGAAGAAACAAGGTCAGCGATTTTATTCACTGCCATCTGCACCTCCGGATTATCCGACAGCCTTGTATAGCCACTGACACAAAGGGTCTCGTAGGCGTCCGCTGTGGTGATCCACGATGACGACATTTCTCTTTTAAGGCTTGGTTTATCCCGGGCCGTATTTGGTCTTTTTTTCATGTAATCACTCCTCATCAAACCACTCTTTGGACTTGTTTGATTTTTCCATGTCGATCATCATCTGCTTCGTGGCAACCACGTCGGCGTCGAACAGGTCGATCCGCTGGGTCTTTTGTACCTTTTGGAATTTCACAAAGTCGTCGCTGTCCTCGATGGCCATCACGTTTCCGATGCAGTATTCATAGGCTTTGTTGTGGAGGTGGTAGAACTTCTTCTGCTTGATCTGCTTTTCGATCTCCCGGAAGGGCTCCGTCTTTTCCACATACCGCTGGGGCTGGTCCCTCACCTTGAAGTTCGCGCTTTTCATTTTGGCTATGAACTCCCGGGAGTACCTTCTGTCATATCCGACCCACCGGATCTTAAAGCCCAGCTCGCGCATAGTCTTAAACCACTTGACCACATCGTCGTAGTCGATGACCTCGCTGTTGCATAAGGTGAGCCACCCCTGTTCCTCCCACCAGAAAAACGGGATGTTGTCTTCCGTCGCTTTAAGCTGCGCCATGACAACCGGAATGAAGCCGTGGGTGATTGCGATGTCAACACCGTTATATCTTCCGTGAAGGGCAGTGCCGCTTAGGTCATGCAGCCGAGATAAATCCGCACCCCCGTACCACTTGATGGGAAGCTTCGAAAGCTCCTCAAGGGTCCAACTGTAACTGTCGTCTGAGGCTTGGACTTCGAAGATATCAAAGTAGGTGCCCATGACGTTGGTGTAGACGTTTAATGATTTGTTTAAAAACTCGCTTCGACCGCTTGGATCGTTTTGAGCCTGCAGCGCCTCGTCCATGATATCCTGGGGCCTTATGGTCACCCGGTAGTTGGGGTTCGCCTTTTCATGCTCTATTGGGCTTGTGTAGTCCTCCGGATTATCCGCCATGCAGATGAAGATGAAATACTGCTCATCTTGCACGGTCCCCCGAAGGACGCTTTGGCAGTAGATCAGCCGCTGGTAGCAAAAGCTGCTCATGTTCTCGCCGGCGGTGGTGATGCCGATCAGGAGCTTGTTGATGTATGCCTTCATCGCCTGCTTATATACAAAGTATTCGTTGGCGCTTTTATATGCGTGCATCTCGTCCAGGATGACGATGTTGGCGTTTAGTCCGTCGGCCCGCTTTGAGTCGCTTGCCAGGGCCTGTATTTTCATGGCGCCTGTCTTTTGACCTTTGCCGTCATAAAAGACGCGGCTGATGCTGTGCTCCGAGTTGTTGTCCAAGACCTTGAACTTGCTTCGCTCACCCATGTACTCGATGTTTTCACGGATGTTTTCAAAGGCCTCAAGGGCACGGTCCAGCTTGGTCGCGATGATGTATAGGACCGAGTAGTATTTCCGGTCCAAAAGCGATAGCGCCCAGGCCAAAGCCGACGCAAACAGGGTCTTGCTGTTTTTACGTGGAATAAAAATAAAGGCCTCTTTAAAGCGCCTCTCGTTTGTGTCTTTCAAGTAAAATCCTGCGATGTTGTAGCAGACGAATTTCTCCCAGGGCTCAAGAAGAAACGGCTTTCCCCGAGCTGGTCCCTTGATATGGACAAAGGTTTTTTCTATGATCCGTACGACAAACTCCGCATCACCTGGCCTAAAGTCCCACTTGTCGTTTTTTAGATCCTCCATGAACCGGCGGCAAGCTAGCACCCGGTCTTCGTTGGCGATGATTTCCCCCGATACGACGCCTTTCGCATAGGCCATGACCTCGTCAAGATGGACGCTCCTACTCACGACGGATGGCCTCCATGACCTCGTCCAGTTTGGAGACCTTCGCAGGCGGATTGTTTCCTTCCTGGTTGATCCGCTTCAGGCCGGCTGGGGTGAGGCCAAGCTCCCTGGAATAGGTGATGATGTCGTCCCGCAGCTTTTCAATGGCTAGGTACAGAGGATTTTTCACTGCGTTGGTGGAGCCGTTCTTATTGGTGTGCTTGACGATGATGTTGCCGCCCGTGCCCGTAAACTGCTCCGTTGTCTTTTTGTAGTCCGCCAGGACTTTGGCCAGGGTGTCGATGGTGTAGATGAAGCTGGTGTTGTATGTCCCGACGTTTTTCATTTTCTTGATGATTTCTCTTTTGTATTTTTGGACTTCCGACTCCACTAGACCTCCCTCCCTTCCTTGGAACTAAAAAAGGACCTGTCACAGTCCTTCTCGCTCTTTTTGTTTTAGCCCATATAGTATGCCGCGTATCTGGCGTAGTCGTAGCCTTCGCTTTCAACTAAAATGCCGTTTGTTTCACCTTTCGCCGTTACAAGGAGGCAATGCCTGACGCCGTCTTTGTCCACGTGCATGAGCTCCCTATTTTCCTTGATGAAATCCTGATCGGAAAAAAGGTCGTTTGCAAATCTCTCATATTCGGCCCGCTCAAGCTCGATTGTTTTTTCGACCAGAAACCATCCTCTTTGCTTTGCGACCTTATCCCATCTGATGAGTTCTTCCAAGCTACTGGGCTTTCGCAGGAAGGCAGCGTTTTTATTCATTTCGCTTCCGCCTTTCTGTACTGGTCGATCCCATAGACAAGGCCAAGGGACGAGCCCCTGTCCCAGGATACGAAGATGGTTCCGGTATCGTCGATGTCCGTGACGGTTCCTAGGTCGCCCGGGCGAAGTTTTGTGTATCGGTCGTCCATGGAAACAAGCTCGATTCTGGTTCCGCTCGGGTATCTTTCCTTCAGACGCTCAAGCGCGTATGGTTTTATCATGTTCATGTTTTCCTCCTAATGCATTGCGCACTACCATGTACCCTCTAACTGCCTCAAAAGTCAAGGAGATTAGTCTAAGGGCTCCGCCTTCTTTCCGGTAAGAAGCTCCCATCTTCGGACGATGACGTCGCAGTATTTGGGATCTAGCTCGCTCATAAAGCACCGTCTTCCAGTCTGCTCCGCGGCGATCAGGGTGGTTCCGGATCCGCCAAAGAGATCCAAGACATTGCTGCCAGGCTCCGAGCTGTTGTTGATGGCCCTGGCCACTAGCTCGATGGGTTTCATGGTGGGATGCTCGTCGCTCTTTGATGGCCTGTCGATATCCCATACATCGCTTTGCTTTCGGTCCAGCAGGGGATAGTTTCTCGGGGCATCACTTTTCCATCCATACCAGATGGGCTCGTACTTGGTGTGGTAATCCTTGCGGGAGAGCACCAGCCGGTCCTTGTTCCAGATGATCGTAGAGGACCAGTGGTAATTGTTTTCCGAAAGAGCGAGCATGACGTTCCCCCACTCCTGAGCCGACATCACCACATAGGTCATGGCCCCAGGTTCAGAGACCTTGCCCATACAGGAGAAAGCCTTTTGCATGAACTCCTTGAAATCCTCCGTGTCCATGGAGTCGTTCATGATTGTTCTCGGCTTATATCCTTGGGCATTCTTTTCATCCACCGCGCCGTAGTTCACATTCCAGGGCGGATCGGTGAAGACCATGGCAGCAAGAGCGCCGTCCATCAGTTTTTCCACATCCTCCTGCTTCGTGCTGTCTCCGCAAAGGAGCCGGTGGGATCCAAGCCTTATGATCTGGCCAGGCTTCGTGAAGGGCTCGTAGCCTTCCTCTTCAATCTTGGCGATTTCTTCATCCGCGTCAAAGTCGTCCTCGGTTATTTCCCCGATCTTTTCAAACCCGTAAGGAACCATGTCAAAGTCAAATGCCTCAAGGCCCTCAAGCTCGCCAGCAAGTAGATCCAAGTCCCATTCGGAAAACTCTGCGGTCTTGTTGTCCGCCAGGCGGTATGCCATAACCTGCTCCGACGACAGATCGCTCGCGGTCAGCACCGGCACTTCTTTAAGTCCAAGCTTCTCCGCTGCCTTAAGTCTGGTATGGCCAACGATGACAACCCCGTCCTTGTCCACGACGATGGGCTGCTGAAAGCCAAATTCCCTTATGCTGACAGCCACTTTCTCCACCGCTTTTTCATTGATTCTCGGGTTCTTGTCGTATGGCGTTATTTTGCTGATGTCAGTGTTTGCAACGTTCAAGTAGGTTGACCCCCCTTTATCTAAAATCCTGCGTAGTCGGAAGCCTAAACCCCCGCCAGTCATTTTTCGTTGTAATTCCAACGTTTTATAGGGGGGGCATCGCTTTTCCTTGATATTTCATCAAATGTGTTATATAATATTTAAGAACCATCCCGGTTACCCCCAGGGGCAATTGTAGCCCAAAGGCTCATGACTGGTCACTGGTTCACTTGGGATAACGGCATGCTCCTATGGCGTTGGATCATAGGTGCCTCTGCGATATATCCCAGGGCATCACCCAAGCTGTTGACCGTAAAGCGGTCAGGACCTTTGCAATGATGCTCACATGACACCATCTATGTTGTCGGGGAATAGTACCCCGGGAACCGCTGAGGTGGTGTTTTTATTTTCCCCACACCTGTCGACCTCTAATCCCTGCCACACCCTTCTCCGGGTGCTTCGCGTTATGGCATGCGGCGCACAGGCTCTCTAGATTGCTGCTTATATATCCCAGCTCAGGATACTCTTCAACCGGCTTGATGTGATGGACGATGACCGCCTCGCTGATCCGCCCATACTTTTTGCACTCGACGCATAGGTATTTGTCCCGCCTTAGGATCGCCGCACGCTTTCTTCGCCACCTGGCGCTCCTATGAAAGTCAGTCATCGGTTCTCCTTATGGTCAGCTGCTTGCCCTTGTATTACTTTCGGGCAAGACTTACGCTGGCAATACAAAAGGCAGCCTTTATTGCTGCCGATTGATCTTGTTTCTGCCACGAAAAAACCGCCCATAGGACGGCCATTTCTGCATTAATTTAGTTTGGGTCATTTCTACCCAATAACATAATAACACATTTTTTTAGGAGTTTTGCACAAAGATTACATCAGCAGTAATTTTTCCGCCAGGTGCTTGACCACTTTTCTTTTCCAGTAGCCATAGGTGTTCCTGTGCGCATAGTCCGGGTATTCAAGACGCTTTACGATGTTGTCCCGGATTGCCTGTCTGTATTCTTCCGGCACCCTTCCGAAAGCCTCGTCCACCGCATTGAGCCTGATCGACATCAGCGCGCATTTGATTGCTGCCCGCTCCGTGGGACTGCTGGGGCTTCTCGCCTTCGGCTGCCCTGTAAGAGGCGAAGGACTTAGGTCCTGAAGACTTTCGTACTCGGCTCTAGCCCTGTCATAGTCCCTGATGATGCATATGCATTCCCGCCAGACATGCTCCGGTATGGTGTATGTTCTTCCTGTCATTTATTTTATCCCTTTCCCTGTCTGTACTATCTGCACTTATCTGGACCAACAGTCCAGACGCGCATCTACTGATTTTTCAACGTTTATTGGCATATCTGTATATCTGTATTTATATATAGTTATATATATATATATGTGTGTATTGCAGTTGCATACATTATCTATATATAAGATAGGTGTTTTGTGTCCAGATGGTCCAGATGTCCAGATAAATGTAATTTATGTTGAAATATGAGCGATTCAAAATTTGTTTATCTGGACCAGATTTCCTAAATTCACTTATTCTTCATCATCTTCCATGTCATTTATAGAATCTCGTCGTAGTGCAATACATTCACATTTTGCCCGATTAACGGTGTTTCTCCAGGTAAATCCTTTATTCCTTGTGTATATATAATTGTTCTTCCTTAGCCATGGCAGGAACGTTTCAGCATTAAACCCATTTTCCAAACAAGCCTCTACAAACTTAGTTTTAATGATATATAGTTTTCCGCGACTGTACCTCCCCCAGACCTCGGAGATTGCACCATTGGATTCGTCAAACTTAGATCCATGCTGTGCAATCCAGTCGTTTAGCCATGCATAAGCTCTGGCATGTATCGATACTTCCGCATGGGTTGAGAGGAAAGCAGACACCTCTTTAACTGTCAGCCCGTTGTTGTCCTTAAAGATCTCCGCATCAATTAGCGCGTCCGCCACTAATATGAGGCTGGCTGCAAGCGCCTGTTTTTCTGTAACATCGGTTGCTATGAGCTCTTGATACATTTTTTCCTGCACCTCTTTGGCCATTTCCAGCTTGTCATTATCCATTAGGCATTGTATGAAGTGTTTTCCGGCGTGACCGTAATTTTTTTTAAGTACATTAACAAGCTTCCCGGGTTCATCAAATAGATTCACGTCATCACAGCCAATTTCAATGATTCGGTTCACGGCGCCACCTCCGGATTTGCTTGTAGATATTGGCTGCTCACCGCTTGTGATGATGCAGTTCTGCCAGGTTGCGGTCCGCTGAAGGCCGCCGGTCTTTTGTCCCCTTGACCTCCCGACACCTTCCGAAAGCTGGTAGATAATCTGGTCATAGTCTTTTTTGTCCTTAACGATTTGAAGTTCATCAAGAATCAGAGGGAGTGAATTGACAAATCCGGCGGAAAGTTCCTGGGCGACTGATGTCGAATTGAATGTATGAACATATTTTCCGAGCATCGGATTTGCCCATACCGACGCCGCCAGCATAAGACCAAGGGTTTTACCGGTTCCAGTGCCTCCGAATAGATGAACAAAGAACGGTAGACAGTTGCAAGGCTCCACTAAGACCGATGCAAAGGATGCAGCAACCAGCATTTTGGCCGGAACATTTCCATGTGCTCTTATGGACCGCACTGCCTTAACCCATTTATCAAAACTGCCACATGCATGGACGCTTTCAAAGAAATGTCTGAAGGAAATATCGCCATCAAAGATTAGATCATCAACGTATGGAGAAAACCCTTCGTCACCAATCCATCCAAGTCTGGACATCGATCGGCTTTCTGGAATTTTGTCGTAGTTTAGGTTTTCTATGTCATGCAGGTATTGGACTAAATATTTTGCATTTTCGCTCGTAACAGCAACGCCATAATCCGCCAGGGCAGATACAATATTCGTGGAGCTAGCCAGTTGTTTCTTATCGAAAATCACATACCGCCACTCACAACCTTTTTTGAATGCGATTTCAAGCTTCTCAATCCGACTATCCACATTGACCAGTCGTCTAACCGGCATGATCGGATGGACACATGCTATAATCTCTCCAAATGGTCCTTCCCTCGTGACTCCATAATCGTCTGCAACCCAGGGGCCTGTGATTAGCTCCAGCGGCTGCCCTTCAAAATTACTAAGATTGAATTTTTGGATTTCACCACCGAATTCTTTCATCTTTTGACAGTATCCCTTAAAGAGTGTTTTAAAGTTTTTAATTCCTACTTCTTTTGCAAGATTCGACATTTTCTCCAGTTCTAATTCGAGTTTGAATTTGTCTGATATATGAGCATAAACTTCCTCGTATGGGTCCATAGAATCAAGGAAATCACTCTTTTCGTACGGCCCTTTTACTTCCAAATTGTTTTCCATTTTCTTGCCTCCTGAAAATCAAATGTATCTAATAATGTTTCTAATCGTTCTTGGTATTTTTTAAGCCAAAGTTCGCCGTATATGACCCTTCTGAATAAAATTTCGTGGACTTCGCATAGCGTTAAATAATCTTGGTGCAGGCTTTCCTCCCATTTGTTAAATGCCAATTCCATAAGGCTGTCCTCGTCCTCTTGGACACGTTCTCTGTACTTGAGTTTCTTTGGTTTAAGACCCAAGTTGAAGTCGCTGTCCAGCCTGATAATGGCCTGCTTAAAACTGATGTTGTGAAAAGCCATCACAAAATCGATCACATCACCTGATTCACCGCAGCCAAAACATTTGTAGCGGTTTTCCCAGGTTGTCAAACTCGGAGTTTTTTCGTTATGGAAGGGGCAATTTGCAAATCCCTTAGAATTCCATTTCACCCCGTAATATTCCATAACTTCGCGGATTTTCAGTGTGCTTCTTATTTGATCCACTTTCTTACTCATTGTGATTTCCGCTTTCTAAATACTCTTTTAATTCATAAAACAAGATGTCCCTTATCAGCTTACCTGTGGTCTCTTTCCTGCAAAATCGTATCTGCAGATTGTATCTGGTCGTCCATGCATGAAGGGATGATGTCATTGCTTTTGGGGCGAGCTTGCACCGGTATTTTTCTCCCGATCCATACCGGCCTGCATATATTTTCTCCCAGGATTCGTCCTCTATGAGAAGGTAAATCCTGGCGCCTAGCTCCTTGGCTCTTTCAAATTCCCTTTGGAACCGGTCCCGCTGCCTGCCAAAACATTGTCCCAGCTCGTTGGCATCCATCTTTCGCTCAATCGCTACCAGATGATCCATTTTTTCCAGGTTTCCGGACAGATTGGTAAAGGCGCAGGAATAATCCCCGAAGTCGAGTTTGGTCCGCTCAAAGGGGCAGCAAAACCCCTCCGAGCGTTTCTCAAACTCTCTGCCTATATGCTCTCTTGTATCAACAAGGATGACCATAGAGGCTAGCATTTTGTCTATTTCCAAAGGTGCGTATTCCATGGCGGCCACCCTTAGAGGAATGGGATATCTTCATCCCTGACCGGGCCGAAATCTGCAGTGTAGCTTTCTGTGCCCTTTTTGCCCAGGAGCTTCGGTTCGGGGATTTTGAAGTTTCCGGCTTTGGTCTTTTCCAGGTCGTGTAGCTTGAAGCATTCCGTAAAGAATCCGGTTTTTCCGTTGTACTCGTATTCCCGCTCACGAAAGAGTCCGCCGGCGACAAGTCCCTTAAGGGCGTTTTCATCCCACTCCCACCTGAAGCCTTCGTTGCTGTCTTCCAGGGCCAGCATATTGGTTTTGAGGCTTCTAAGCGTCCAGTTGTCCTTTTCGCTTCCGTCCTCTTTGGGCAGGGAAAGTCGCAGGTTTCCTTTCCACTTGCGGTCCTCCACGCTTTGGTTTACATAGTTTTCCTTGTAGAAATCCTTGTACTCCCCTTCGGAAATATCGAACTGGATGATCAGGATTTCGCCCCACTCGTAGCTTTCAACTTTCGCCGCTTTGATGACGATGGGATATCCTCCCGGAGGCAATTTCTCCTGGTCTGCATAGGGCTTGGCCTCTTTGTAGCCTTTAAATTCTTTCATTGTTTTTCTCCTTTCTTGGTGTTTTTGTTTAACTCGTAATATTCTCTGATCTTTCTATCAACTAGCTTTAGATCGTTTTCGATGTCCGCTTCATCAAACAGGCCAATGGGGCTTTTGACGGTGTCCCTTCCGCTTGTCTGGGTCCGAAACCTGTACTGGCCGTCGATAACTTTTGTCTTAAGGACGATGGTGAACATCCCCTCTAAGGTGATTTTTTCATCCAGTAATTTTCCGATGGTCTTGGCCTTCTCATTTCCGTCCTGGTCCCGCTCCGAGTGGCACATGAAATAGACGATAACATCATCCGGAAGCTCTCTTATGACCACCTGGACCAGCGCCCAGAAATTCTTTCCGATGTCTGTGAATTTCTGAAAACCCGACTCGTCGGACCTTCTCATGAACTCATAGGACATCAGGTATTGGGCGTCGTCTATGACGATGGATTTTGAGGTTGCCTTTCTTAGCACCTGGTCTATTTGCATATAGTCGTCGCTTCGGAACGTCTTGATGTCCGACCGAAACGGCAGCGGTTTTCCGGACACGTTGATGACTCCAATTTCTTTGCCTGTGAAGTTTCTCATGGAGGCGGATTTGCCGGATCCGCTCTCTCCTAAAATCATGACTGGTATTCCCATCTCGCACCTCCTACTTGATTTGAATGTTTTGTTTGGAAATAAGTTCTACGCCGCAGATTTCTGCGCCTTCTTTCAGGGCCTTTTTTAGAAGTGTCTTGTCCGGTCTTGGATCTACCGGAACCAGATACTCATCCGGCAGGGTCGCACCGTCAGCGATATTAACACTCTCGCTTTTTCGCCAGGATACGGAAATCCTTGGTGTCTCAAACCGCTCTCCGTGAAGAGCTGCTCCCAGATATCCCATAAGGGACTCCGCTTTGTTTTCCTTGAGCCGTTTTCTTTCCGTCAGGGATTTGATCTCCGCTGCCAGGGCAGACGATTCCGCTCCTAGGTTCTTGATCCAAAGGCCGACGTTTTCCAGCTTCTCTTCCCGCTGCATCTTTAAGGACTCAAGGGCCTCCTCGTCCAGGATCTCCCCGGACTCCATGTCGATGCAAGACAGGATGGCTTCGTTGATTTCGTATAAGCTTGCCATTTTCTTTTCTCCTTTTTTCTTGATATCTATTTACATTTTTGTTGATATGGGATATAATATTTATTAAGTTATTCGTCCCGTTTGGGGCTTTTTTTATTTTTTGGCTTTCTAGCACGCGCTCTTTTCTATGAGTCCCAGAATCTCTTCTTGACACATGAGCACCGCCATCAGCTGCTGTTCATTGGCCAGCGCCGAATTGTAGGCGGCGTTGATTTTGTAGCGATAACCGTCCGCTTCGATTTCCAGCCATTCGTTTGCGAAGAATTTTGTAGGGTCCCCGATGCGGCTTCTGATCTCATAGTTGTAGCTCGCTTTCTTTAGCCTCTTTCCAACTTCCGTCTGCTGTCTCATGACATTTGCAAACCCTTCAAAGTCCTCTTTCTTTTCTTCATAAATCATGAATTTCTCATCCATTGTCATTTCCCACCTTTTCTTTCCGGCCTTAGGGCTGCTTTTACTTCCGTCACATTAAACCTTAAATTTGATCCGATACGTTCACAAGGCATCTTTCCTTCCCTGGCAAGCCTATATACCAGGTCCCTTGAGATCTTGAGTTCTTCCGCCAGTTCCTTAGGTGTCACCATAGGGGCTTTGCTCTCCTTCTCAGGCATTTGGCATTTGATAATTTGGAGGACCTTTTCTGCGATGGATTCCGAGATCAGCCGCAGATCATCCTCGGACTGTAGTATTACGATTTGTGGCATTTCCGGGCTCCTTTCTTCTGTTGCTTTCCGAGACTTAATCGTCGATGCGTTCAAACAGATATTCCAGGGATAGGTCCGGGAAGAAGGTGTCTCTTACTGCTTGCACTTCGGCAAACGTGAATTCTGTTTTCCCTTGTAGTTTGTTTCGGAACGCCTTCTCACTGATCCCCAGTGCCGCTGCGACTTCCGACTTTCTGATTCTTCGTCTCACCATTTCTGCATTGATATTTGCGCTATAACCCATTGTCTTTCTCCTTTCATTTCGTTTCTCGTTCCTTATTTGGAACTCATGTGCAAACGATACACCCCAATTAGGAACTTGTCAATAACGAAAATTCCTTTTTTTAAACTTTTTTTGTTGCACTAATTCCTAATAAGGAGTATTATCTAGATTACAAGGAGGTGCGTGACGATGTCATCACTAAAATTAAAAGAAATCATGAATGATAGAGGAATTGGTAATAGGGAATTGTCGGAAAGATCCGGCGTTCCTCTAGGTACCCTTAATAAAATCCTTTATGGGGACACTCCGAATCCGGGACTGGAAACCATGAGGGCTTTAGCGACGGTGCTGGACTGCACGCTTGACGACTTCATAGAAAAGCCGGGCCACACTTCCTACGTTGGGACCTTGGATCAGGAGACTCTTGACTACTTGGAAGAATTAAAAAACAAGCCCGGGATGAGAACCTTGTTTTCCGCCGCCAAGGGTGTATCCAAGGAAGATCTTGAGCTTGTAGCTGAAATGATAAAACGCATGAAAAAAGATAGCGGAATCGACGGATACGACGATTAGTGTACCGATAATCGTATGTAGTATTTCTTAAAATGGTACTACAACACGAAAGCGGTGAGAAAATGGACAATGTATTTGTAAGATTGGATAGTATGCCTGCAAAAATAAAAGGATATGTTGTTCTGGATGAGAACGGAGACTACAACGTATTCATCAATAAAGATCTGAACTATGAGCAACAGATGAAAGCTCTGGCACATGAGATTGTGCACATCGACAACGCACACCTACGAGTACAACTGCCAATAATAGATTGTGAAAATGAAGCATCGTAAATAACAAAAAACCAAAACGCCCCTGCTGTAACAGAGGCGCTCGGCAAACTCACCAGGGGTGAGCCCTATGGTATGACCAATACCGATATCGTAGCATCTCGCCCCGCAAATGTCAATTTGATGGGGTTTTTTCATGCCCTCGAAAGGATGATGCGAAATGCCAGGAAGTTATAGGAAACGCGGGAATGCATATTTGCTCGCGGTGTGCATCGGAACGGATTATAGAGGCAAACCCCAACGGTTCGCCAAGACTATTCATGTGAAAACCGATAAGGAAGCGGAGAAGGCCTTGGCCGTCTTTTATGCGGAATGTGAAGCCGGCGTTGCACCCAAGCCAAGCAACCTGACGATTAAGGAACTCTGCGAGACTTACCTTAAAGAGAACGCTCCTTACGCGGTCAAAAAGTCCACCCTGGACAGCATGAAGTCCACGATCAAGATTCATATCGTGCCGGATCTGGGAAAGTGCAAAGCTAACAATCTATCAAGGGGATCGGTGCAGCGCTGGATCAACGATTTAAGGAAGAAGGTCTCGCCCAAGACAGTCCGAAATTGCGTGTCAAATCTCTCATCCGTATTCGCCTGGGCTCAGATGATGGAGATGGTCCCTAACAACCCTTGCCGGGGTGTAGCCCTTCCTTCCGGCAGAAAAACAGAAGCCAATTACTTATCTAAAAGTGAAGTCGCAACTCTCCTTGAGAGGCTCGAAATGGTCCCTGAGCGCGAGTTAAAGTTCAAGGTGGCAATATATATCGCTTTGTTTGGTGGCCTGCGCAAAAGCGAAATTGTGGGCTTGGACTGGAAGCATTTTGATCCGGTTAGGAATACCTTGAGAGTTGAACAAACCAGACTTATAGGGCGGGAGATTGGCGTATATTCAGATTCTACAAAAACCGAAAAGTCTGTGCGGACTATTTCTATCCCCATCGAGCTCACGGCCATGCTGAATGCCCTTAAAGCACAGCAAGAGCGCACTGCCCAGCTACTCGGCTCCGAATGGCATGACTCACCGGCGATCATGAGGGGAGAACTTGGCGGCTCCCTTTATCCCCAGGTGCTGACTCGCTGGTTCACAAGATTTCAGGAAAAGCAAGGCCTCCGCAAAGTCGGACTCCATGGGTTACGGCATACGCACACCTCTATGCTGGCCTACCTCAAAACCGACAAGATGCTGATAAGCAAAAGGCTTGGTCACTCACAGCTATCCACCACCCTTAACATCTACACCCATTTGTTCGACGAGCTGGACAACACTGCAGCGGAACTTTCCAATGCGTTTTTGCCGCAGAATTTATCTGAGGCGAAGGAGTCTAGGATGTTGCAGTAG